TCATGCGGCGAGGTCGATGCGTTGTTTGATGGCGCTGACGCCGATGAGCGCGCCGGCGAGGATGCCGAGCGCGTTGAGCGTGATAACTATCGCGTCCACGTGAGGCCAGCCCCATGCGGGGCCGACCGTGCCCACGAACAGGGCGAGTGCGGGCAGGACGATGAGGCCGAGCCATTTGAGGATGTCGTAGACGCGGCTGGGGATGAGCCAGTCGGGCACGTCATGGGTGACGTCGGCCGTTTCGGGCCAGTCGCTCACATCGACGCCGGGGAGTGTTTCGCCGGTGTCGGTCGTGTTTTTGCTGTCGGTCATGTTTGCTCCGATCAATAAGGGATGATGATGGGGTGATGCCGTCACCCGGTCATGCGGATGACGGCATCGGTCTGGATTAGCGGCAGGTCACCACGTCGCCCACATAGTAGACGTTGATGTTGCCGGAGGGTACGGTGCAGCGGCTGACGCTGTAACCGTGCGCGGTGGCGAAATCCCACACGGTGTCGCCCCATTGGAGGACCTTGGAGACCCCGCCGGACGATGCGGGGGCGGTGCCGCCGCCGTAGGTTACGACGTCGCCCACGTAGTAGCGGTTGATGTCGCCGCTTGGCGTGTGCCACGCGGACAGGGGCCAAGCATCATAGGCTACGGCGAGTCCCCAGATGGTTTCTCCCCATTGCATGACGTGGCTGATGCCACCAGTGTTGGTGTTGGCCGGGGGAGTGTTCGACTGTGCGGGCGCGGCCGGTGTGGCCGGTGGCGTGGAGCCGCCGGTCGGGTTGGCGTACAGGTCCCACTGCCATGCGTCGCCACGGAAGATGTTGAGGTCGATGGGACTCCACGTGTTGACGACACCGGTGCCGCTGTACTGTCGCATGGCCTCGCCGTACGCGCCCAGCATCCACGGGTTGGCCTGATAGCCGGTCGGGCTCATGTTCGCGTACTGCGCGATCCACAAACCGTAGTTGGCGCGGATGTCGCCGGGGATGGTGCCGGCCACGGGGCCGGTGTAGAGCAGCGGCTTGACGCCGCCCGAGAGCCGTTCGCACTCCGCCATGAAGCGGCGTACCCAGTCCCAGTTGCCCCACGCCGGATTATCGTCCATCTCCCAGTCGAGCGCCACGATGCCGTGACGCCAATAGTTCGACGTGTTGCGATAGAAGAATTGGGCTTCCGCCTCCGGGTTGCCGCCCATCGCGTAGTGATACAAACCGAATTTCTTGCCGGATGCTTGTGCCTGGGCGATCATGCGGTTGGCGTCCGTGTTGACGCCGGACACCAAGCAGTTGTTGTTGACTTGCCCGGTGCCCCATGTGGTGCCGACCACGATAAAATCGGCCTGCATGTTGTACACGTCCGCGCCGCACTGCCAGTTGCTCATGTCCACGCCCTGCATGTCCGCGTGCGCGGTCGCCGGGAGCAGCATCATACAGACGGCGGCGACTAGGGCCGTGATCTTGGCGAGCAGACGCTTCCACCACGGCTTGTCCTTGTTATTGACCAATTTTTCCCCTTTCTCTGAGGTGAATATTGTTTTGTGGCCCACGGTCGTGGGTCAGGATTATCGGGGCCCACTCGGGGCCGTCAATGAAAAAGCCCCACACGGAATGGTGTGGGGCTAGAATCAGTCGATCTTGTACAGGCGGGGAGTGAACGTCTTATCGACCTCGCCCGTGGTGTTGACGAATATATGGAGGCGCAGCGTCCCGGCCTTCAAGGGGCGCGGCCCATAGCCCTTAGGTTCGAACGCGATTGTCCGTCCGCTGCCGTCATCGGGGGTGAGAGTGGACTGGATGCCAATCAACCATGAGCTGCTGTCATACGGCCAGTCGGAGGCGTCCAGCGTGTACGTGCCCGCGTCCACATGGACGGAACATGTCAGGCTATCCCACGAGTCAACCTTTTGTGTGGTGAAGCCTTTGAACCGGTACGTGCCCGGCGATGGTTCCGTGACCATAACACCCGGGTCGGTGCCTAATGTTTTAGGCAGTCCGGTGACACGCGGATACAGGTTCGCTAATTCATACCCCCCCCCCTTAAGGCTTGTGTTGTCGGGTCGCATCCAATCGTGCGCGGTAGTGCCGGATTCCAACTGGATTCGGAGGTCGCCGTCCTTCGCGGTGGGCGTGGCCTCGCTGGAGAGGATTCCGAAGCGCAGGCTGACGGTGCCGGCAGGGATTGCAACGGCATTGCCGCCCGAGGTGACCTGACCTCCTAGCTGGTGTCCTTTGGCGTCGAGGAATTTGACGCTGGCGATCAACCCGGCGATAAAGGTGGGGCTGCGCAATATCACGGTGCCCTGTACCGGGCATGGGAACGTCCACGACAGGCCACACCATTGACCGGTGGCGGTGCCGGTGACGTGCAGCGAACCGTCAGTGTTGACGGTGGCGGTCAACCCGTTGCCCTCGGCGGGACCGTAGGACAGCAGGTTACGCGACAATACGGTAATCGGCACGGTTTTCGTGATCTTGCCGGCGGTCAGTTTCAGACTCGTGGACCCCGGTTTGATACCGGTTATTGATAGTACGCCCATATTGGGGCCTCCTTTTATGGTGAAGGCCCCAATATCGGGGCCTTAGTTGAGTTTCCTGAGAATTGGGGTGATGGTTGCGTCCACGGTCTTGCCGGGCGAGACACTGACGAGCATCTGGTAGTCGCCCGCCGGGAGCGTCGCCTTGACCGTGCCATGCGAGAACAGGTCGATCCTGCCGTCCGTGGATTTGAGCTCGCAGAACAGGCCGACACCGTCGGCGAGCGTGTGTTCGAGCGTGTACTCGCCGGCCGGCAGGTCCTGGGTGACGAGGATGGTCGCCCAGTCGGTCGCTGTGCCCTTCGCGTGTACCATGCCGTCGCCGGCCGCGGTGAACGTGATTCCGTTGCGCGTGGCGGGCAGGGTGGGCAGCACCCATTTGTTTCCCCATACACTGACCGGGATGGTCTTTACGATGCTGCCTGCGGTGATGGTGATGGAGGTGTCGCCCTCCTTGAGGGCGCGGACACTAGCCCCCCCCCCTAAACGCTGTTGTTGTTGGCATGATATTGCCCCTTACTGTTGTCTGACTGATGCGAGGTTCACATCCTTGATGGATGCCGCATACTCCTGCGGCGCGTAATCCGGCAGGATGTTGACGTTCAGGCTGGCGGTTTCGCCCACCCTCAATGTCAACGATTCCGGCGACACGGTGATGCCGGTCGGTTTCGCGTCGCCAACCACGGCGATATCCGGCCTGGCGGCGCTGGCCGCGAACTCCTGCGATGCCGCATCGGGCAGGATCGTCACCTTGAGGTTCTTGCTCTCGCCGACGCGCAGGGTGATGTTGTCGATGGGTTTGCCGGAATCGTCCGTGACCTTGATGGACTCGGGCGCGTAGGCCGCGCTGATGGACACGGCGGCGGAAGTGAAACCGTTGACCGTGGCCGTCACCAATATGGTTCCGCCATGCCGCCACGTGAGCGTGTTGCCCGAAACCGTGGCGGTGGAAGTGTCCCTGCTCGCGAACGTCACGTCATTTGTGGTGAGCAGATCGCCAACATGACCGTCCGCATACGTGGCTTTCGCTCCCAGTTTCAGGGTGCCGGATACGGCCAGAGACTTGGGCAACGGCTTGCCCTTATCATCCGTGATCCTGATGGAGACGACCGTGTCCCTGTCGAGGGGCCACACGAGCTTGCCATTGAACATGGCGTTGTACGTGTGGCCTCCCATCAACGGTTTGCCGACACATTTGCCGGCGTAAAAGGCTGGCATGGTCAGGCTCCCTTCACGGTGGCCTTCTTGGCCTTGGCTGGCGTGGAGTCCTTGCCGGGTTCCTCCGTGGTTTCCTCGGTGGTGCCGGTGTCGGTGGTGCCTTCGGTGGTGCCGGTGGAAGGCAGTACGGTGGTCGCAGCCTCCGCCTTGTCCTTGACCGCCTGCACCGTCGAATCGATGGTGGCGATAGCCGATTCGCCCTTCGCCGCAACCGCGTTGGCGGTGTCGGCCACGGTCTGCGAATCATTGGCGACGCTAGCCGCCAACGTGTTGGCGTTCGACGCGAGGATATTAAGGTCGGACTGGGTGGCGGTCGCGGAATCAGCCGAGGACTGTGCGCTCAGCATGGCGCTCCTAGCCAACGCGGCGTTCGTCTGCGCTTCGGCCGTGATGGACTCCAACGTGCTCATGGCCATAGCGGCCTTTATGGTCGTGGCGGTCTCGTCGAAGAGCACCACCGCATCCGGGTATCGGGCGGAAAGCGTCTCAGCCTCCGACTGGGTGGAAGCGTGGCGAACCTTCAGCAATTGGGAGCCCTGCATGTCCTTCGGGACGAACGTGCCCGCGTCAACCTCCACGAGGTCCGCGTATTCGACCTTGGTCTTGGAGTCCGGCACTTCGACGTAGCGCGTGTACGCCTGCGGCGTGTCCGCCAACTCGATGACCTGCCAAACAAACGCGCTGGTCGTGGGCAGCAGGTCAACCGTCAGCTCGCCGCTTTCGGACAGGTCCGCGTCGAACGAGGCCGCGATGATGAGGTTCTTGTCCGCGTCGAAATGACGACGCACCGGACGGAACCGCATCAGGCCGGTGACCGGGTCCAGGCCGCCGGTCTTCGGCTTCCTGATGCTGATATGGATTTGGGTCATGATTATTACTCCTCCTTAATGGATTCGGTTATGGTTTCCGGAGCTACGTCCGGGCGAAGCTCGTCCGGCAATGATGGCTTGGGATGACGTTTCAAATTGTTGACCATGTTTCCCTTTTCTCTGGGATGGATATTGTTTGTGGCCCACGGTCGTGGGTCAGGACTGTCGTGGCGCTATCGGCGCGGATTGGATGTCATTGTTGAGCGATGTCCCGTGGCCGTTGCCGCCCAGGCTGTGATAGCTGTCGTAGAGGCGTTGGGAGCGTGATTTGAGGTCCTCGTCCGCCACTCCGTCGTGCTCGATGACCATTTCCCGGCGCAGGTCCTCCAACTGGCACAGCAGGAGCTCGCGCAGCCCGTTGACCATGGCTTTGCCCCATCGCCACATCAGGCCCAAAACCGTGGCCACGCCGCCACAGATAAAAGGCACGAGCCAATC